CTCAACCCACCCTGGCCCGTCATGTGCCCGCACGGCGAGGGGACCGCCCGCGTCATGATTACCTACGGCCCCGACCACAACTGCGAATTCGGCGTCCGCTGCCCCGGCGGCCACTTCCGCTTCTACTGGCAACCCGACATCCGCCTCATCGGCAATCCGCAGGACGGCAACGGCTACGACCTCGACCTCCCCAAAGAATGGAAACAATGACGAACAAAAGCGGATGGATTGGCGTCGATCTCGACGCAACATTAGCGCGATACGAAGGATGGAAGGGCTCTCATCATATCGGAGATCCGATTCCGGCGATGTTAGAGCGAGTGAAGGCATGGGTCGAAGCTGGACGGACCGTTAAAATCTTTACGGCGCGTGTCCACGGTCATGGACAACCATTGATCGGCGGCGGACAAGAAGATGCTTTAGGCCCCATTCAAGAATGGTGCATGAAACACATCGGCAAAGAGCTTGAGATCACCAATGTAAAAGATTTTGGAATGATTGAGTTGTGGGACGACCGCGCCGTGCAAGTGATTCCAAATACCGGAATCACAGCAGCGCAATATTGTGTTGCAACCGAACGAGAGCGCGACCAATGGCGCGAGTGCGCAGAGGAACTCGTAGCAGCCTGCACATTGCACTACGGCGGCGATGATAGCGAAGACCGCGATAAATCAGCGGAGCCGTTTCTCCGAATAATGCGCGTGGTCGAGCGCATCAACAGCTTGGGCAAGCAATCCACCGAAACACCGCCCGACCGAAACACTGATCCCGACTCGTCACTCGTCACCCGTCACTCGTCACTTCCCTGATGCTCTTCACCGACCATCCGATCCATCGCGCCCCCGAAATCCTCGGCCGCGACCCCGCCGGCAACGTCCTCGTCCGTTTCGACGACGGCGTGCGTCGCATGACGCCGGATCAGCTCGTCGAATTCCACAAACTTTTCGAGGAGCGCATCCGCCTCGAGCAAGAAGATCCTTACCGCTACGGCGCCGTCTTGCCCATCTGGGCCCTGGCCGACCGCCAATTCGCCGAACTCCGCGAGCAATTCCCCAAAGGCGTCACCGAGCTCCTCATCCTCGGCGGCAACCGCGCCAGCAAATCCCGCTACCTCGCCCGCCGCGCCGTGCAAGTCCTCGTCGACACCCCCGGCGCCAAAGTCTGGTGCCTGCAATCCACCGAATCATCCTCCATCCAAAACCAGCAACCCTACATCTGGGAATACCTGCCCGCCGAATGGAAACCCGCCGCCTCCGGCAAAATGCGCAAAGGTGTCATAACCAATATAACCTACTCACAGAAAGGGGGGTTCACAGAAAACTCATTCGTCCTGCCCAATGGCAGCCAGTGCTGGTTCAAATTTTACTCGATGGACGTCAAAGCCATCGAAGGCGCCGAGCTGAACTACTGCTGGGCCGACGAATTGGTCACGCCCGAGTGGCTCGAAGCCCTCCGCTTCCGTCTCATCACCCGCAACGGCGAACTCGCCGTCGGCTTCACGCCCATTCTCGGCTACACCGACACCGTCGCCGAATACCTCGCCGGTGCCATCACCCTCGAGGATACGGAAGCCGAACTCGTCCTCGACAACAAAGACCGCCCCGTCCGCGTCCCCCGCGTCCAGCAATGCGCCAAGTCCACCGCCCGCGTCGTCTACTTCCACACCGCCGACAACCCCTTCGGCAACTACGACGCGATGAAGACCGAACTCATCAAGTCCCCCAAAGACCGCATCCTCATGCGTGCCTATGGCGTCCCCACGAAAAAGGCCGCCAATATGTTCGTCAACTTCAACACCAACATCCACGTCATCCCGCCCGACCGCGTGCCGAAAAAAGGCGTCAACTACCAGGTCGTCGACCCATGCTCCGGCCGCAACTGGTTTATGATCTGGGCGCGATTCGACGCCGCTGGCCGTTGCTTCGTTTATGACGAATGGCCCAGCCAAGTCCGCGAAGTCCCCGGCGTCGGCCTCCCCGGGCCCTGGGCCGTCCCCGGCGGCAACAACCCCGACGGCATCGCCGGCGACGCCCAGCGCAGCTTCGGCTTCGGCCTGAGCCACTACAAACTCGAGATCGAAAACATCGAAGCCCGCCACGCCCGCGACGCCGAAGACTTCGTCATCTTCGATAGAATCATGGACAGCCGCTACGGCAACGCCGCCACCGTCGCCAGGGAAGGGGCGACCACCTTGATCGAAGAATGCGCCGAGATCGGCCTCCACTTCACCGCCGCCCCCGGCGACGGCATCGCCGAAGGCGTCACCATGATTATTAACTGGCTGTCATACGACGACAGCAAACCCATCGACGCCCTGAACCAGCCCACCCTCTACGTCACCAGCAACTGCAAAAACGTCATCTTCGCCCTGAGCCAATACACAGGGACGGGCCCCAAAACCTCCGGAACAAAAGACGCCATCGACGTCCTCCGGTATCTCGTCCTAAGCGGCGCCAGCTACCACGACAACAGCGACCTCAGCTTCGAGCCCCTCGGCTCCTACTAATCCCCAACCCAAACAATGAAGAAACAAATCCTTAAACGCCGCGACGTCATGGATCTCCTCGGGCTCGACCCTACGGACGACCATACCTATCGCAAATACCTGGAGACCGGACTGCTCAAGCCCGTCCGGCTCAAAGGCATCAAATACCGCCGCTTCCGACGCATCGACGTCCTGCAAGCCTTCGGCCTACCGGAACCAAATCTATGACAACACTCGACAACACACTAAGCAACGTGTCCATCGGCGACGGAATCCGACGGGAAACGTGGGAAGAAGCCGCCCGCCGCTGGAATCGTCAATATGGCGAAGCGCGAGACAATCTCCGCGAAGCCGAGCGGGACATCAAAGACCTGACCATCCGCGCACAAAAGGCCGAGTCAGAGCGCGACGCCCTCAAAGAGCTATCTATCCAACTGGCCAAGGAACTCGTCTCCAAATGCGCTGACCCTGTGCACAAGCACCAAGTCACTCAACTTCAAGAGGTTGACGATTATTTCAAGTATCGTCCCAAGACCATGTGCACATCCGATTCTGCCAACTGCTAACTGCCAACTATGAGAAACTTGTTTCGAAGAACCATCCGGATCGACGTCCCCACGTTGACCGACAAGGAAAAGCGGGCCGCCTTGGCCGTCCCGGAGAGCACGCCTCTCTGGGCGGCCGTCATGGCGGTGATCGACGAGCACATCGGCGACGCCCAGGCGATTGTCCGCGCCCCGCAAACCGCGCAACAACCAAGCCTGCTCGCGCATACCGCCGGCGGCATGGACGCCATCCTGGCATTGAAAGAAGACCTCGCCGCCCGAAGAGCCGACGCCATCGCCAGCCCGCAAGGATTGTAGACCACAACTTCCGAGCTATGCTTGCCATATGATCGCCATTGCTGGCCTTATCATTATGTCCCTCTGGTTCACATACCAAACATGGGCAGACTGGCCGAACTTCAAACTGACGGAAGGCTACGGATGGTTGGATGCTGCCAACCGAATCTTCATCGTCGTGTTTCTGTGGGCCGTGTGCGCCGCGGCCATCCTCCGCCTATGAACATCGCCGTCTTGATCTTCGGCTTCTGTATCCTGTCCATTGTCGCCGTCCTGTTCCCCTGGCTCACATGGCAAAACTGGTCGCAGTTCGACCGCTTCGACAAAGTCGCCTGGCCTTGCATGGTGCTCATGATCTTCACTGCCGGATTCTTCACCGCCCAGAAGCTCCTCGAGCTGCTCTTGTAGTCTCCGGTAGGGACGGCTGGCCCAGCCGTCCGGTGCCTTCTACTCGTTTGGCTTCGCTTTGCTTCAGCCTGTCTCGCTCCGCTCGGCTCTTGGTCTTTTAGTCGCGCCAAGCGCGACTAAATTTCGCGCTTTCTAGCGGTTTTTAGCGGTTTGTGGGATCACCCGCTGGCAATCCGGCGGCCGTCCGCGCATTGCTGCCCCCGCATGGATGCGCGGAACCGCGTCAAAAACTACATCAACCGGCACGGCCTCGGCCATAAGCCGGAGCGCATTCGACGTGCGCTTTACAACGGAAAAGGCGGTCCGGTCCCCACATCTGTGATACGAGAGGTTCTTGCGGAGGTAAGCGGCCCCAATCAGTCCACTCCGCCCTCTCCAACCAAAACCGCGGGCGCCATCAAGACCCGCACCCTCAGCGAATTTCGCAGCCACCACGACTACGCGCTGAAGCTCAAACGCACCGTCGCCGATCTGGGCGAGGGGTATCTCACCGAGCACGAAATCAAAATCGCCAGCGGCATCCCGAACCACGTTTGGCGCCGCTACGCGGACCTCCCGGAATTCCAGGAGAACAGGCTCAAGCTACGTGACGTGACGTATTGGGCCCGCCGCCAAGTCATCCAAGCCATGCGCGAAATAGTAGGAGCGATATGACCGCTCAAGTCTCCAGTTTTCAGTTGGCAGTCTTCAGTCAAACAAACAACCCACTAAACCCATGAACGCAAAATTCATCTCCGAGAACTTCAACGACGAAAACGGCAATCCTGCTGGCGGCTATGTCCGCGGCGTCGGGATCGATATATCATGGCAAAACGGTCCGCTGGGACGTGACGAAAAGCGCATCGGTCCTAATGGCGCTTTCGTGGAAAGCGTCATTTCCGCAGCATTGCAGCGTCTGGAGTATTACCAGACAAGCAAGTTCAACTGTCGGGAAAATGCTCTGGCTATCACCAAGCTGGAAGAGGCCCTGCATTGGTTGCAAAGCCGGACGGCCAAGCGCGAAGACCGCAAGGTCGAGGGAACGCACGAAGTCTAATCAGACTCGTCACTCGTCATCCGTCACTCGCCACCGTCTGACCATGAAACCCAAGAAAGCCATCAAGACGCTCAAAGACTTCGAAGCCGCCTACGCCGCGAGCCCGGAGGGGCAGACCCGCTACTCCGCGCTGGCCCGCGTCTACGAACACCTTGAGTCCAACAAACGCCAGACCAAACTTGAGATCCCGGCGGACACCATCCGTTTCGGCATCTTCGGCGACACGCATTTCGGCAGCCTCTACGAAGACCTCGACGCCCTTAAAGCCTACGCCGCGGCCTGCCGCGAGGCCAAGGTGCATTGCATGATCCACGCCGGTGACGTCCTCGAGGGATACAAACTTTACCGCGGCCAAGAATTCGAGACCCACAAGCACGGCTGGGAAGCGCAAAGCCAATGGTTCGCCGAAGTCGCCCCGCATTTCGGCTGCCCGGTTTATTTCATCACCGGCAACCATGACGTCGCCTTCAAACGCGCCGCCGGGATCACCGTCGGCAAGGGCCTCGAGCAGCTGCGC